CTTGCTGCTCTCAATGCAATAGTTCTAAGCGCGATCGTATGACCCCCACCTTTTTTGAGCGCGCATCCAGACCCACGACCCCCATTGGGAAGATTTTCCCTGAAAATGGCTCGGCTAGGCACTATTCAGAATGAAAGAGATTGCTCTGGCTGAATTGGGTGAGATTGTCCGTATCAGGGACGAATCGACTTACCGAGGTGTGCCAGAACCCAGAATCCACACTAAACTCAATGATTTCCCATCTTATGGCGAGCAAATGATTAAATTCTGCGAGGAAATCGGCTTTACTTTAATGCCTTGGCAACAATGGCTGGCTCACCATACTTTAAAATACAAACCCGATGGCCGTTGGTGTCATCCAGTAGTGACCCTTTTATGCGCGAGACAACAAGGAAAATCTACCTTTATGGCGCTTCAAATTCTATTCAGAATCTATGTGTTAGAGGAAAAGCTGCAAGTTCATACTGCTCATAAATTAACTACTTCAGCAGAACTATTCTATAAAATATATGGGATTATTGAACAGAACCCTAGGCTAGCTGCTGAATTTACTAAGAAGCTGGAAAGTAAGGGATTTCAAGAGCTTCAATTTACTAAGGGTCGCCGTTATATCGTCAGAGCCAATAACTCGGCTGGTAGAGGCATAGCAGCCCCTGAAACGATACACCTAGACGAAGCCCGAGAGTATAAAGATGAAGATGTCTGGTCTGCCTTGCGATATACGCAAATGGCTTCAGCCAATCCTCAAATATGGGTTTATTCAAATGCTGGTGACCAACACAGCATAGTTCTAAATAAACTTAGGGAAAGAGCTATGGCTGCCATCTTCGGTGGCAACGATGATATTGGTTGGTTTGAATGGTCAGCTCCTATTGGTATTAAATTCGATAACTCACCAGCCTTCTGGCTAGGTGTCTGCCAAGCTAATCCGTCACTAGGCATAACAGTTCATCCAGATAATATCCGAGCAGTATTGTCAGACCCCGAGGATATTGTGCGCACAGAAGTCTTATGTCAATGGGTCGATACGATTAACCCAGTTATCAATCCGTCTCAGTGGGAGAGTTGCAAAGTTGAGGGACTTCGACTCAACCCTGAATCTGATACTTGGTTAGCTATTGATCTAAGCCCTAGTAGAAAAGAAGCGGCGCTAGTCGCTAGCCAAAGACTTGAGGGCGATAAGTTCCAAGTCATATTGCTTCAGACTTGGCATAACCCTGCCAATCTGGACGATAAAGCAATGGCTAATGATGTAGCAGAATGGGTGCGCAAGTATCCAGTTCAGCTGGTTGCCTATTCAGCCAGAACCGCTTCGGCAGTAGCTGCGCGATTAGCTCCTGCTGGTATTAGGGTTGAGCCGATAGATGGCCTTGACTATGCCCAAAGCTGCGATGAGTTACTGGGAGCAATCTCATCTCAGCGGTTGGCTCACTCGGGACAAGATGAGCTAACTAAACAATGCCTATCCGCCGTCAAACTCCCTTTCGGTGACGGCGGCTGGGTAATGGGTCGCAAGGTAAGTAATACGACAATTTGCGGAGCGATTGCATCGGCTTTAGCAACACACTATGCAACGATGGCTGAAAGTAGCGTTGATATCCAAATAGTGTAAGTAGGCTCATTTACAATGTAAGTAATGGGTGCTATAAGAGATTTCCTATTTCCAGCAGTTGAGGCCAAGCGCCCTATTGCCGTTACTGATGTTCAAGCAGCTTTAACACCAGTTCAGATTAGCGATTCAGTTTATAATATTCTCGGCGGTGCAACTAATACTACTCGCCAATTAGCAATGAGCGTTCCATCCGTTGCTAGAGCTCGCAATATCATATGCGGAACTATTGGCTCATTACCTTTAACAACTTTTAATCGCATTACTGGCCAGTATGTTGATCCACACAGAGTTATCAATCAGCCAGACCCAAGAGTTGCAGGATTCGTAATCTATTGCTGGCTTGCAGAAGATATTTGGTTATATGGTGCTGGTTATGGTCAAGTGCTTGAAATGTATAGCGCAACTGATGGCGGTCGCGTTAGAGCTTGGACTCGCGTAAGTCCAGACCGCGTTACAGTTGATACCGATTTCCTTAACACTACAATTACTGGCTACAAAGTTGATGGCAAGTCAGTTCCGCTTAATGGCGTAGGTTCAATCATAAGATTTGATGGCGGAGATGAAGGATTGCTTCACAGAGCTGGGAAAACAATTGCTGCAGCAGTTTATCTTGAGAACGCAGCAGTTAATTATGCTAAAGAGCCAGCACCTTCAATGGTATTGAAGTCCAATGGCACTAATCTAACTGCCGAAAGAATTTCATCCTTGCTAACTGCTTGGAAAACTGCTCGCCAATCTCGCTCAACTGCTTTCCTAAATGCAGATGTAGAATTACAGCAATTTGGCTTTGATCCTAAATCAATGCAACTTGCCGAGGCGCGTCAATATGTAGCACTAGAATTAGCTCGGGCTTGTGGAATACCTGCCTACTTCTTGAGCGCCGAAACGACTTCTATGACTTACTCAAACGCGGTGTCCGAGCGGCGCTCATTAGTAGATTTCTCACTTCGCCCAATACTTAAGGCAATTGAGGAACGCCTATCATTGCCGGACTTTACACCCAATCCAGTAATGACGCGCTTTGCACTTGATGACTTCTTACGCGGTAACGCACTAGAGAGAGCTCAAGTTTATGAAATCTTAAACCGCATTGGCGCGATGAGCGTTGAGCAGATTCAACGAGAGGAAGATTTAATCCCTAATGAAAGTTAATATCCCAATGGTCGTTACAGCGGCCGACACAATCAAACGCACCATAACTGGAACTATTGTGACTTGGAACGAGCAAGGCAATACTTCAGTTGGCCCAACAGTCTTTGCAGCTGATTCAATTGAAATGAAGCCAGTTAAGTTGCTTCTTGAGCACGACCGCACTCGGCCAATTGGCAAGATGGTTTCTCACAATGTAACTAAGTCTGGCATCGAAGCTACTTTTAAGATTGCCAATACTATGGCTGGAGAAGATGCCCTAATTGAAGCAACTGAAGGCCTACGCGATGGCTTTAGCGTTGGAGCACAGATCAATGAATGGACAAACAATAAAGGCGTAATGCAGATTACCTCAGCAACCCTAGATGAAGTTTCTCTAGTTACTGATCCTGCAATTGATTCTGCTCGCGTAAGCGAAGTAGCAGCTTCTGAGAATGAAGCACCTAAAGAAGATTCTGATTTAGCAACCGCTGATTCAGAGAACCCAAACGAAGGAGACCAAGTGTCTGACACTACTGCTCCTGCTCCTGCCGTTGAAGAAGCGGTTGAAGCAGCTAAAGCAAATATGGTTGAGGCGTCTCGCCCAGCCTTTTACACAGCACCTCGCCTTGAATTTACCAAGGCAAAATATCTTGAGAATAGCGTCCGCGCTAAACTTGGTGATGACGCAGCTCGCCAGTATGTTATGGCAGCAGATGACACCACCAGCAACAACGCTGGCTTAATTCCAACTCGTCAGCTAACTGAGGTTATAAATCCTCTATCAAATGCTGACCGCAGCACAATTGATGCAATCTCAACTGGAGTTCTACCAGATGCTGGAATGTCCTTTGAGATTCCAAAGATTACAGCCGTTCCAACAGTTGAAGATGAGAACGAAGGCGATGCAATCGTTGAGACTGGAATGACCAACAACTTTCTAACAGTAAATGTTAATAAGTATGCAGGTGGCCAGACATTCTCAGTAGAACTTCTTGATCGTTCTAACCCAGTATTCTTTGATGAGCTAGTTCGTCAAATGGAATTCGCTTATGCTCTAGCAACAGATAAGTTCGTTGCTGGTCAATTGCTTGGCAATGGACAAATTGCTGCCACAGCAGCTGATAACACAGCAGCAGGAATTCTTACTTTCGTATCCGAAGCAGCTGCTGAGGTTTATAAGGACTCTCTAGGATTTGCTAGAAACCTTATTGTGACACCTGAGCAATGGTCTAAGATTATGAGCTACAACGATTCAGGTCGCCCAATCTACACAGCATCACAGCCACAGAACGCAGCTGGCGTAGCTAGCCCACAAAGCCTTCGCGGAAATGTTGCTGGACTTGGACTCTATGTTTCTCGCGCACTTGGATCACTTACTGCTGCTCATCCATCATTACCTCTTGGCGATGGTTCGATGATTGTAGTAAATCCAGATTCTTACACTTGGTATGAATCAAGCAGATTCCGTCTCCAGACCAATGTAGCTCTAAATGGTCAAATTGAGGTTGCTTACTACGGCTACGGCGCACTTGCAGTTAAGGTCGCTGACGGAGCTTGCTACTTCAACAAGAACTAAAAAACTCAAATAGTGACGGCCAGTCCGCTCCCGAGCTGGCCGCTCACCTAACTGCTTGAAAGGATG